CAGTTGGCGGCATGGAATTACTTCATAAGAACGCTTCCGCATTACTTCGCAGGATTGCACGTATATTTGATGAACGTATTACAGAGCCTCATATTCGCCGCTATTACGAGTGGATTCTTATTCATGGTGAAGATGATGAGAAAGGCGATATGCAAATTGAAGCTATTGGGTCTTCCGCATTGGTTGAACGTGAAATTCAATCCATGCAAGCAGCGCAAATCCTGCAAATGTCACTCAATCCAGCATTCGGTTACTCACCCAAGAAAGCAGCGGATGAAGTTCTTAAGTCTTGGAAGTTTAATCCTAAGAGCTTTGAATTGTCCGAAGAAGAAAAACAGCAGGCGCAGCAAGCTCAACAACAAGTGCCGCCTATGCCGCAGGTTGAAGTTGCCAAGATTAACACTCAATCACGCGAGAAGATTGCTGATATGCAAATGCAGTCGAATGAACGCAAGATGGTTGAAGACTTAGACCGTGACGAATTGTATCAAGAAACGCTTAAAGAGCGTTCAGCGCAAGACTTCCAAGCAAAACGTGATGAATTAAACCTTCGCCGTGAATTAGCTATTATGGACTATGCGAATAAGAACGAGCTTAAACTTGCAGACGTTAAATCCCAGCTTGCGAATACAGCTATGAAGCTACGCACCCAGAAAGAATTAACGAATACAGATGGCAAAGCCCCACAGGTTGTAACTCCAGCAGTTGAACCCGTTGGACGTGCGCCCGATGGCGAGGCGTTTACTAAATGATCGCCCCTAAACAATTTGAACTGACCAACGAAGATTTAAGGTCTTCGCTTTGGTTAAGGCTGAAAGAGCATCTTGAAACACAGTTGCAGTCAGCCCGCAAAAAGAATGATGCAGTACAGGATATTGATGCTACCAATATTCTGCGCGGAGAAATCCGCAGCATTAAACGAATTTTGGCTCTAACCGAACCAAAAATATCAGTGAGCAACCTAACGGCTGCAAACAGGAGTAGTAAATGAGTGTGACCGTAGATAAAACCGAAGAAAGCATCGAAGATGCAGCATACTTAGCTGAAATGTCAGAACCACTAGACACAGACGTTGAACAAACGCCCGTGAAAGAAGCTGGAGAGACAGAAGCAGAGGATGTTCAGGAAGAAGAATTACAAGAGCCTGAAAGGGTCGAAGTGTTTGCTGGATATACAGAGGATGAAATCAAAGAGAATTTTGCACGCTTGGATAAGATGCAGAGGTCTATTGATACAACCAATGGAACATTCGGCAGCAAGTTTGCAGAACAGCAGGCTACTATTGAAGCATTAAGGGCATCTGGGGCAGTTCAAGGAACTGGCGCGATTTCTCAAGATGTAATAGATAGGCTTAATGATGAATTTCCTGAATTAGCAGAAATCTTTGCAAGCGGCGTTAATACGGAATCACAACCCGATATTGCTGAACCGACCGAGCTAGTTCGAGATGAGCGCATGGATGCGTTTCTCGCAGGACAAGCAGAGAAAGAACAGCAGCATGAAATCCAAATGCTTACTGATAAGCATAGTGACTGGAAAGAGACTGCAATGTTTTCCAAAGGAGAAAATGGCATTGTTACTTGGAATGATCCAAGTTTCGGCTATTTCGTTTCCCAACTTCCACAAGACGAACAAAACGCGATCTTAAACTCGTGGGATGCTGGTTTAGTGAGTGAAGTAATTGGTAACTACAAAGCGTCAATTTCCGAACAACCGAAACAAAATAAAAAACCTAGACCATCACTTGAGGATGCAGTCCGACCTACCGCATTGCATGGCAGTCAAAAGCCAAGCGCAATAGACGAGGAAGATGCTGCATACCGCGAGGAAATGGCTAGACTCTAAGGAGATAGCAAATGGCTATTCAAACGTTCGCCCTAACACCACAGCGTGTAGGAATTATCAAAGGTCGCATTCTTAAACATGCGATGCCAAAAATCGTACTTGGTACAGTAGGCGTTAATGACGACTTCAAACCAAATACAGGCGACACAGTAAAATATCGTCGTTTCTTAAACAAAGGCATGACTGCCGCACAGCCTAACCGTTTTTTCCAAGACGGTGCTGGTGATCGCGCTGCTCTATATGCTTCAAGCCATCTAACGGCAGAAGGCGTAACGTCCGCAGCAGAAAACATCACTGTTCAAGACATTACCCAAACACTTAACCAATACAACGTATTGTATGGCTACACAGACCGTACATTCGACTTGTATGAAGATGACATCCCTAAACAGATGACACAGTTGGTTGGTGAACGTACTGGTCTTGTGCATGAAATGGCTTTGTTTGGCGTGCTAAAAGGTAACACCAACAAGTTCTACGGTGGTACTGGTATCTCTCGTGGCACTGTTAATGGTACAATTAGCTTGATTGGCTTGCGTAAAATCGCTCGCTCAATGCTTAATAACCATGCAACAAGCATTTCTAAAATGGTACAGCGTATTCCTGCTTCTGGCTTGTATGGCACAAGTGCAGTTGAAGCATCTTTCCCTGTGTTTATTTCTTGCGACCTTCATCCTGATATTCGTGATTTACCAGGTTTCGTCCATGTTTCTCAATATGGTGATCCTAATCGCGCCGTAGCTGGTGAGTTTGGTACTTGTGAGGAGTTCCGTTTTATCTCATCACCTGAATTGGTATCAATTCAGGATTCAGGCGCAGCGGTTGCAGGTGCAGTACCTCCATTGCTATCTACTGGTGGCACATTCGCAGATACCTACCAAGTGATTGTCGGTTCGTCCGAGGCTTGGGGTCATATCGGTTGTAATGTCAAAGGCGACAATATCACTGCAATGACACCTGGTCAGAAAGACAAAGCTGACCCACAAGGTCAACGCGGCTATGTTGGTACTAAGTTCTACTACAACGCTGTTATTTTGAATGACCTTCAAATGGCTGTATATGAAGTAGGAACAAACGCACTAGCTTGATAAGCTAGTAAACAGGATTGGGGCTTAATTGCCCCTTTTCTTAAATAAACTTTAGGAGAATATTATGAGTATGGAAAATCTAACTCGCCGTATTGCTCAAATGTCTGATAAGACCGAATCACGCGCTTTATTAGCCGTCCTAACTGATGTGTATGAGCGTTTACGTTCTGTATGCTTTAGTTCAGCAGGATTGGTTATTAAAAGCCCAGCTTCGCCTCTTGCCAAGACAGGTGTAGCGGCAACAAGCTTGGTGGTCAAAGGCGTGCTTCGTAGCATTGCGGCTGCCACTGACGTAGCGGCATTGTCTGGTACGGTTACAAACGCAGCATTTAACGTGTATGTGTTTTCAATCGACTCGGCTGGTGTTGTTTATACACAGATGGGAACAGAGGGCGCAACACTGGAAGCAGTACGCTTCCCTAATGTTCCTGCATCACGCACAACCTATGGCTACATCACGGTAAACCCAACGGGCACAGGAAACTTTGTAGGTGGCACAACGTCGCTTAACAATGCAGCAGTTATTCCCAACGTGGTTTATGTAAATACAACAGGCGCATTCGATGTGAATGCCACTGTAATTTAAGAAGACTGGGTAAAATGTGATCGCATTACCATCACGTTTGAAAATCGCGTAAATAAGTGCAGTATATTGGTGGGGCGTAACAGCCCCATTGATTGAATAAAAGGAGAAAACAAATGGCAGATAATACTACCAAAAGCAAAACAGCCACTACGCGCAAGCGCAGAGCTTCTATCAAGACCGAAGATGTAACAAACACAGATGAAGTAGTTATTGACGTTTCATCGAATATCGCAATGGATGACATTGACCGTCCTGACCTTGCCGTGGTGACAGATGAAAGCATGGAATCACCTAACGTTCAGGAATATGTCAAAGAATTAGCATTTATGAATGAAAAAATAACCATTATAGTTTCTGAATCGTCCGACCCAAATGCTATCAATCCAGTTTTAGCAGGCGTAAACGGTGAAATTCGCACATTTAATCGTGGTCAAGAATATACAGTTGAAAGGAAATTCGTTGACTCACTTGTTAAGCGCGAAGATAAAGTAACAACAAGGCAGTATAAGGATGCAGAAGGGCTAGACCAAACAGAAATTGTATCTAAGCCAGCTTTGAAACATCCGATTGCAATCATTAGCGACCCATCAGGTGAGGTAGGTCGCCGTTGGTTTAATCATGTTTGCAATAATTAAAAAGTAAAAGGATGAAATAGATGAGTACGTTTTTTGAATTGTCCAAGCAGTTACGCGATGAGTGTGGTGTAGTAGGTACTGAAACTACAGTTGTTAATGCAACTGGAGAATGGAATCGCCTTGTTGTTTGGACTAGGGAAGCGTGGTCAGAAATCCAGCAGTTACATGAACAGGAATGGCTTTGGATGCGTAAATCATTCTCTTTCAGCACAACCTTAAACGTAGGGGAGTATTCCCCTGCGGATGCTGGAATCACCGACCTTGCAGAATGGCGTTTGAATACTTTGCGCACCTACCTGACCGCACAAGGATTAGGTGATGAGCAGCGGCTATCAGTTATGCAATATGATGAGTTCAGAAACCTTTATCTATTCAATCAGACGCGAGTTACTTACACGCGACCCATTCAAGTAGCACGCGCTCCAAATAATAATTTACTAATTGCCCCTGCACCAAATGATGTCTATACAGTCTTGGGTGATTATCAGAGTTCAGTTCAAACACTAGCGGCTGATGCAGATGTTCCGTATATGCCAGCACGCTTCCATAGGCTCATTGTTTATAAAGCAATGATGGACTATGGGGCATTCTATGCAGCACCAGAGGTTTATAATCGCGGGCAACAGAAATATAAGAGCATGGTTTCTAAATTGCGTTTGGATCAATTCCCAATGATTCAGCGCGGAAACTGCATTATATGAAAATGCCACCAACCAAGTTTGACACCATTAAGATGAACGGTGGCTGGAATCAGACAGCCCCGATACTATCCCTTCCAAATGGCGTTGTTCGTGATGCTTTGAACTTTGAATGCGCTGTTACAGGCGGATATGCAAGGATTCAGGGGTATGAAAGGTTTGATGGCAAGTTTGCGCCATCGAATGCGGCTGCGCATGTTATTTATATTGATTCTTTTGTGAATATTCCAGCTATAGGTGACATCATAACTGGGCAGGTTACAGGTGCTACAGGAGAAGTTATTGCCATTGGTGCAGATCATATAGCGATAACGAAAGCAGTCTTGTCCTTTAATAGTTCAGAGCAGGTTAAATTTGGGGCTTCAATAGTTGGCAATACAACCCCTACAGCATCACCACTTTCATCAAAAAATGCAGCAATCTATAAAGCAGCAGCCGCAGACGTTTACAGGGCTGATATTGGGGCGGTGCCAGGTTTTGGCGGATTGCTTGGTGGCTTTCTATATAATGACATTGTTTATGTATTCAGAGCGAATACAGGTGTTACAGCAGCAGATATGTATAAATCAAGTGCTTCGGGATGGGTGAACGTACCATTCTATGATGAAGTTTATTTTACAGCAGGTGGCGTTATTGCGCCTGCGGATGGCGATACATTAACCGAAGGCGGCGTTACATCGACAATCAAGCGTGTTGTATTGCAGTCTGGATCATGGGCGGCTGGTGATGCAGCGGGTAAGTTTATTATTTCAGCAATAGCAGGCGGTAATTATTCAGCAGGTGCAGCCATAGTGGGAGCAGTTACAGTAACTTTATCTGGAATTGAATCTGCCATATCATTGTCTGCTTCTGGAAAAATAGAGTACAAAATTGGCAACTTTTCTGGTGGCGCAGGAACTAATAGTGTTTATGCGTGCAACGGCGCGGATAGGGCATTTGAATTTGATGGAGATACTTTAGTTCCAATAGATACAGGCACTTTGCCAGATATTCCTAAACATTTAGCGATTCATAAGAACTTCCTATTTCTTTCTATCGACACATCACTTATATCTTCCGCGCCAGGGCTTCCTTATGACTTCACGGCTCTATCTGGGGCAGGTGAGCTTGCAACAGGTTATCCAATTACAGGCTTAGAAATAATGCCTGGCAATCAATCAACAGCTACTATGATGGTAACTTCGCGTTCAGTTGATGGTGTTCATCTGCTTTATGGGACAGCTTGGTCTAACTTCAACTACGTGCCTTATCTTGGCGGTGGCGGTGGCGCACTTGATTATACGATTCAAAACATGGCACAAACTTATATGCTTGATGACCGTGGAGTGGTCGGTCTGCAAACGACATTGAATTTTGGCAACTTTGATACATCAGCTTTATCATTCAACGTGAATACATTTATCAATGCGAACAAAAATAACGCTTCTTGTTCAACAGTTGACAGGTTGAAGTCGCAATACAGATTATTCTTTTCTAACGGTTCAGCCCTGTATT